CCCGAAACATGAAAGAGGCAATTCAGCACCCCAAGCGGGAAGACATGTTCTTCTACACGTTTGTGGGGGCAGTTAAGGAAGCAAAGGACTACATCTTAGAAGTCTCGGCCCAGCTGATTGAAACCCTTAACTCAATCAAAGGTCTTTGTGCCGGTGGGCTAAGCGTACAGCTCGAAGGTCTTGGGTTTATGCTTTTGATCCTGCAAATGATTCGCATGGTCCTTATGATCATTAAGCTAATCCAGTCCAACAAAGATGTAACCGATTGGTGTGATTACCTTGAGAAGCATCCCGAGAAGCTTGAAGACGCACTTAAAGAGTTTGTCGACCCAGGTAGTAGCGCAAAAGAAGGCAGGGTTACTGTTAAGGGGCACTCTATCGACATGGCAAGTTGTATAAGTAGTCGTGATCCGCAAGAGTCTGTTATGCTTAGCAAATGGATCTCTGAACTTACGGAGAAAACTAATGCATCCTAGAATCGCAGAGCTCATAATTGACCTCCGTAAGCAGGAGTTCGACACTGGTTACGGCATGTTTGTTGCTGACAGGAAGGCTGACGAAGTTAAGAAAGTCAGTTCTAGGGCCTTGTCTTACGTAGAGAAGTACGGCCGCGACATTTTCTTCAACGCCGAGTATGACTTTAGGGAGATTCAGATTGCACAGCACTCTGACGGGTACATCTCAAGGTCTATCCGGAAGAAGATCAACCGAATCCTAACTGCCGGGTTCACTTTGGTCAGCCCAAGTGACGACCCTCTTAACTATGTAAAGGCCAGACTGTCTGCTATTGCTCTGGCTACGTCCTACCCTACTGAGTGTTTGGTCCGAGACTTTTTGTTTGATGCCTCGAGGTATAACAACTGTATTGCTGTTAAGACTCGTAGTGCAGAGCTGTCAGATGGAGACTTGCGTTTTGATTTGAATGGGCGCGAGCTTAAGCCAGTGGCGGGCTACCATATTCTGCCTTTAGAGACGCTTAGGTTCAGAGCTAAAGAGAACGGCGAGCTTCTTGAAGTCGAACAGCGCATGGTCAATGGGACCTATAAGGTCTTTAAGGCCAAAGACATTCTGCACTTCAGTACAAACAAAAGCCCTGGATTCTTTCTTGGTACACCTGAACTGATCCCTGCAATCGACGACATTGTTATCCTTAGACGTATTGAAGAAAACATTCAGGACCTAATCGAAACAAACCTGTTCCCGGTATACCACTACACCGTAGGCACTGACGCAATGCCAGAGCGTATGTCTCCGGAGGGGTATAAAGAGTCAGATAAGTTGGCGACAAAGATTAAGTTCATGAACCCGGGGCAGGTCATCGTTAGTGACCATAGGCACAAGATTACTGCAGTCGGCTCGGAAGGACGGTCCCTTAAGATTGAAGGCTACATTGACCACTTCAAGAAGCGCGTCTTTGCCTCTCTAGGTACCTCTGGTCTCGATATGGGCGAGTCTGACTCTGCCAATAGGTCTACGGCCTCTACCTTGAGCAAGGGAATGCTACTGGACATTGAGGCGTTGACACTTGAGTTTACCTACTTCTTTAACAACTTTGTGCTGAATGAGCTGCTTATGGAAGGCGGCTACGACATCTTAGACCCGGAACAGCAGGTTAAGATTCAGTTTGGAGTCATTGACAAAGAAGAACGCCGCGCGGACGAAAACCAGATTATCCAGTTGTTTTCCGCCAACCTTATTGACATTGACGAAGCCCGCATTGCATTGGGACGCAAGGTCTTCGATGAAGACCAAATCGAAAAGACACACTACAAGATGTTTGGTGAACCGGCAGAGCTTCTCAAGGCCGCTCAGGTTCCTCTTGCAGCTGGTGAAGCCCTTGCTCAGTCTCCGACATCTTCTATCACACCAGAAGGGGTGAAGAAGGAAGAGAAGCAGCGCAACGAAGAGAACAAACTTGCGAAGAAAGCAGCGGCACAAAAGCCCGCTGCTGGGGCAAAACCCCAAAAGAGTGGAAGGCCAACAACCAGGAAGAACGGAACCTCTACAAATAGAAGCCGCCCTGCTAACCAGTATGGTAAGCGCTCCTCGGCCAAAACAACAAAAGATGTAGAATTCCCGAATAATCAACGTATAATGATTGAAAAAGATTTGGCAGATTCTCCCAACCTGGACTCCTGGGTCGAACTAGTTTGGCAAAGGTACGAGTCCATGGATGGCTTCAACGTTTCATTGCAAAGTGTAGCTGAATCTATGCTTTGGAGGCTAAATGAATAACTTAAAGGACAAAAGCACTAATGTCCTGGGCGGAGAGACCGCTCTCGACGCTAAGGGCTTACTTGACGTTGCTTTTGATGAAGCTCGCGGCCCCAAGAAGGGAATTCTTGTGGATTTGGTGTTTAGCACCTCCGGTAAGGTGACGAATCATAGGATTTACAGAGCGAGCGGACACGTAGCAGGAATGTCTACTTGGACCAAGCCATACAAGAAGCCCATGATTGTGCAGCACAACATGGAAGGAAGCGAGCCTCTTGGCCGAGTCCAGTCTGTTCGATGGCAGGAAAATCCCGAGGCTGTTCGTTTCTTCAATAGCAAGGGTGAGTACGAGCTCTTCAAAAAGACCTTGAATGAAGGCAGTGCTGTTGAGGTCTACAAGGCTTTCGAAAAGCATGGCCTCCTAAACAACAAGGACTGGCCCGGTGTCGGAGACGTTATCGGTACTGTTCGCATTACTGACAAAACCGCCGCCGAAAAGTTCATTGATGAGCGGTACCTAACAGTTTCAGCTGGGCAAGACACGGATAGCCTTGCATGTGGCCTCTGCGGAGCAGACCATGCTAAAGGCAAGCGTTGCCCCCACAAGCGTGGACTTAAGGACGACAAGGGCCGTGTTGCTATTTTTGTTACCGGAACCATGAGCGGATCTGAAATTTCGGTAGTGAATAGCCCCGCAAATGATCGTTCTACTACAGTTGGTATTTCGATTGAGGATTCGGAAGAGTCCCAAGAGGATACCGAAACTATCTCAATCGCAACCCTCTTAGACGAAAAGGAAACTGATAAAATGCCTACTCTTGCAGACATGTCCATGGACGAGTTCAAGGCGTTGATCGCCGATATGATCTCGGTAAAGACTCCCGCGCCAGTTGAAGACGCGCTGGAGACCGTATACAAGAAGAAGACCAAGATGAGCGGCGAGAACCTCCCTACTCTCTCGGACAGCAAGTATCCATACAGGACAGCGGACGACCTGAAGGTCCTCCTTGCACTTGTTGATGGCCTAGAGGATGAAGAGAGCCTCGCCCTCGCTAAGCTTGCTACCGACAAGGTAGAGGAGCTCACGAAGACCAGTACAATCGCAGATGAACTTGCGACCCTTAAGGCAGAGCTCGAAAGCGTTAAGGCCGATTACGCGGCTGCACTGGTTCTGAATGACAGCCTGAAGACTCAGGTTGCTGAGCTTTCAGAAAAAATTTCTGTAGAAAAGAACACAGATGCTTCGGTTGGTGTAGACGCCGAGAAGCTAAGTAACGAAAATGAAACCAAGGTAATTGATAATCCCAGTGTAAGCGGGACTCCAGCCCTCGACTCAAAAGGTACGAAGCTGTCAGACACGCTTAACTACCATGTAAGTACATACCACAAGCTTCTGAAAGATAAGGGTGGGAGAGCTGCTGAAGGGTACTTGATGAATATCAAGGCAAACAGGCTTGTTCCACGCGATTTCGATCCTACTAAGTACAACTCATAAGGAGTTTGAAAAATGGCAAAGCCTCTTGTTCGTCGCGACGAATTCTTTGGGGAGATGACTCCCTCCAACACCCGTAACCAGAACGTTATCTTTCCTCAGGGTACTTACATCCCTGCTAAGTGGCTCCCGGTAGCATTTACTGTTACTGACCGTGATGCCGGCAGCGATGCTTTCGTAATCTCGGAAGGAAAGCCTGTCTGTTTTGATAGCACGGGTGCTCTCGTTCCTGCTGGTTACTACTGGTACGTCACCAAGCTGAACGCAACCACTGATAACTTTGTTACCTATACTGCTACCGACGTTGAGTGGGGAGTCCAGGACATCACCACTGGTGAGGCAGTTACTGCTGCTGTTGCGTATAACGCCATTACTGTTGCTACTGCTCTCGTTGAGCGTGGCCTCGTAAACAGCACCACGATCCCGTCAAACGCTTCGGGCTGCAAGACCATCTTCGGTCTCTTCTTCTCTCTGCCGGTTGGTCTGGCCCCATATGACTTCTACAAGTACCTTGGGAAGAACGAGGACGGCGATGCAGTTCTCCACAACTACCTCAAGCAGTCGAACGTTCAGTTCCAGACCGAGAAGATGCTTGACGTTCTGAACCGTGCTGCTGATAGCACCACTTCGGATGCCTTTGACGCTGCGGCCATTACCACGATTACCGCCCCTTCGGCATCTGGAGACTTCCCCGAGGCTGGACAGGTTTGGACTGCTGCTGCTCTCGCTGCAACCACTCGTTTCTCCCTCATGGGCATTACCAGCTCCAAGCCAGTTGTTGCTCTGAAGCTTGCTAACCGTGACGTTGCTTCTGTAACTGACCGCACTCCGTTCAGCTGCGATGACGCTAGCGTTCTGGTTAAGCTCAAGGCTTCTCCGGCTGCTATCCGCTCGGAAGGTGATTACTACATTGACCACTCAATGGGTATTGTCTTCATTCACGATGACACTTGGGCTGCCCTTGTTGCTGACAGCGTCACCGCCACCTTCAGCTACTACTTCTACGCTGCTCCTGGTAGCATCACTGACGTAGCTAGCGGCCACCGCCACGTTTACTTCGAGGGCATTTGCCGTCCAGGTGACCGCGTTGGTATCGACAAGCAGTCCAACTACGTTGTTGCAGGCGGAACGAGTGACGTTCTCCCCAGCGGCACTAGCTTTGGCTTTGTAAACTTCTGTGAATATGAGCCTTACGCCCTCATGACCCACGTCAAGAGCGCACAGGAAGAGCGTCCAGGCCGCACGGTACCCGCTACCGCTAAGATGCCAGGTACTGCTTCTAAGGGCTTCTCCGACAGTATCATGAAGGCTCGCGAGACGGTTGCTGATCGCCACGTCATCGTAACCCTTCGCTTCCTCTAATTCATAACGATCTAAGGAGTCAATGAAATGGCTACTCTAAAGCTTACTGACGGCAACGAGGTTCCGGTTGAGAACAACCAGGAGTCCGCTCGTCTTCTGAACTATGCGTTTAACAACTCGGGGCACATTCCTGGGCAGGCGGAGGCTCTTGATTGGAGTCGTTTCGTAGGCTCGCTGAAGGACACTGTCGCTGCAGGTTCGATTAAGCCGCTGCTTACCTCGAGCATTGAGATTACGATGCGTGAGAGCGTTGAGCCTCTTATGCCAATCCATACCCTGTTTGATGTAATTCAGGCTCGCGGTATGTCGACTCAGGTTGTTGCTGGTGCAATCGGCGCTGCCTTCCATGCTGCTGACGTTGGTGAGCAGGGTACTTACCCTGAAGCCACGTTCACCATGGGTGGTGGCATGCAGACTGCCATGATTGGCAAGTGTGGTATCCAGCAGTCGTTCACCGACGACGCTCTTCGCTACGCCAACTTCGACCTCATGGGCTTGAACCTCCGTGAGATGGCAAAGGCAATGAAGCGCCACAAGGAGAACAAGGCACGCGCCTTCCTCCGTCAGCTCGGTGTTCCTCTCTTCGACAACGCTGACCCCACTTCGTCTCTCTTTGGTATCTGCACTGGCCGCGGCCTTGATATGGCCGCTAACGGCGCCCTTACCATGGACGACCTCCTGAAGGCCGTTTCTCACTCTGCTGAGCAGGGTTATGTTTACGACCTCCTGATTGTCCATCCAACCACCTACCTCATGTTCCAGCACGATCCGGTTATGCGTAACCTGTTCCTCATGGGTCAGGGCGGTTCATACTTCGGTCAGACTGCTGGTAACCCCGGTCCTCTCGATCCTTGGGGTTGGGGTAACATGGGTCCTGCTCGCGGTCGCTTTGTCACTCCGGTTGGCGCTGCTAACGGTGATGACCCGACTGGCAACTTCAACTCAATCGCTTGGGGTTCTGAT